GCACTTTGATATAATATATCTGCTACTTTTTCGCTAATATCGTTTACTTCTTTTTCATCTAGTAGTTCCATATCAATAGCCATGTCTGCTACCATACTTCTTAAACCTTCTAATGCCTCTTCAGGAATCCCTGAAGATTCTCCTTTAAGAATATCAGTAATGCCAACACCTTGATTCAACTGATCAACTATTATTTGAGCAGCGTCTGGGGTTATTCCTGCAGGAATCTCAGGAGGAGCTTCTTGTGTATCTTTTTCTTCTTCTTCTGTTTGTATAGAATTAATGTAGCTAATATAACTTTCTAATTCTGGTGCTTCGCTGTGGTCAATTCCTTCGTACTCTAATTCATCGTCATTGTCGATAATCTCACTGATATCAAGTTCTTTAACTGGTATTTCTGATTCGTCAACAAGTTTATAGATGTAAGGAAATACAGTTTTTAATTCTTCGTTAAATGTTTTAATAGTTAATCTATCAATCCAATCATTCATAATTTCTTCAGGAACGTCTGAATCGTTATTTTCAGTAAATGATTCAGAGAATGTTTGATAGTAACTATTGTTCTGCAAATGATGAATTTCTTTTTTAATTTGATCAATTCTTTCAATTACTTTTGTATGTACGGTGCTCATAGACTCAGAAATTGTTGGGCTACGATCAACGTAATTTTTAAAGAATCGTAACTTTGATAATTCTTCAGATAGTCCAATCACATAGCGGCCAATTGAATCATAAGGGGTGCCGCCTTCGCCAATATGTTGTGCTAGTGCTCGTGCGCCGTTAAGGTGTCTTAAGGGATACTTAAATCTTTCACCTTGTACATTTTCAATATAAATGCTTTCAATTCTTTGTGTTCTTCCCGCAGGATGATTATAGTTTACTGGAGCACTGTGCCTAACAATAATTGTGCTGTTACCTAAATCTTGGTAACTAGTTTTGCTGGTGCCGAACAATTTACTTTCACTCATGTTTGTTTCCTTTTGACTGGACATATATTCTTTATCTCTTTTATCTAATGATTGTTTGCTAATATCTCTAACATTAAAGTCTAACAAATGCTGTCTTGCACATTCTCGTATTTCTTTTAGAAAGTTAAACCATTTTTTCTTATTGAAGTTTTTTTGTCCTTGTGTAATATCATTAGGGTAAATTACAACAACTCCATCCTCAGAAGAAACATCAATGTTTACTAGTCCAAAAACAGCACCATTTACTACATAGTTAAACTCAAAAAAACGGGCTTGCTCAGGTTTAATTGTAGCATTTCCCTGAGCATCTTCCATTTTTATTTTAGGAATCTGTGATCTAATTTGATCAAACAGACTCTTAGCAATTTCGTCAAGATTTCGTTCCATAATGATATTTATCCTAGAAATGATGAAATGTAGATCGGCATTGGCGGCTCAAATTGCTCATCATCGTTGAGGTCGTTGCTACTGAAATTTTCAAATACTCTTGAATCCCAATCAGACAGTACTTGGCTCATACGTACTATAAGTAATAGGGCACTAACTAAGTCATCTGTTTCACCAACTTTTGCTTTAAAACTTATACCCTGTGCAATAAATGCTTTTAATTCAGATATTAAAGGTTTGCTGTATATCTTCATTTTACCTGATTCTATTAGGTATTTTAGTCTAGCACTAGCAGATATTTTACTCTTATGTGTTGTATTAAATCCCTTGCGAAACTTACGTACATGTCCTTTACGTATAGGCTCTGCTATAAATAACCCAGGTATATTTTCTTCACCTACGTCTTTAATACACACTAACGCTGCTTCACCTACTGTATTATTTTCAACACTCCAATAGATATTTCCTGAATTTTCTTCCCCTATGCAATCTAGAATATACTTTAAGATGTCTCTTAAAATTCTAATTTGCCCCTGGACTGGAGTTATGTTGTGCTGCCATTCGGCAATTTGTTCAAATTTTGGGAGTTCAAATACTTGTATAGCAGCATAGTTGCCGCCGGTGCCTAATGCTGGGTCGAGTGCGATTGCATAGATACCATCTTTTGTAGGTGTTTTATACCACCTTGTTTGTCCCATCCTTAGACTCGGATCTTTCCCTTCAAGACCAGCAAGACAAATACTGTTAATTAAAGTTTCGTCGTATACTAAGAATTCGCAGTTATACTCTCGTCGGAATCGTTCTTCTCCAATACGATTACGTTCTTGTGTTGCCCATGCATCATCTCTATCTGGATGTTCGTTCCAATGACAAGTAAAAGGAAAAAACCCATTAATGCCAATCAGTTGCTCGTTACCGTATTCGTCAAATTTTTTGTTCGCTTCTTTCCAGATATTGGCAAAAGTATCTTCGTCGCTGTTAGGTGTACTAGTAATAATTGCCTTACCGCCAGTTGCCAGTGTCGGAGATATTGAAGTCCAGAATTCGTCGGCAATGTTAGGAGGCACAAATGCAAACTCGTCACAGTAGAGTAATGATATACTCATACCACGGCCAGTGTTGCCAGTAGTTGTAGTACTAACTATACGACTACCGTTGTCAAATTCTATACTACCTTTGTTGTAGTTAATAACACCGCAGCGAATATGGTCCGGACACAGTTCATAAGCATAACGCACACGTTGCATAATTTCCTGCGAGCCTGTATATTTGTGTGCAGAGATTAGTATAGTCTGGTCCGGGTGAAACATTGCATACCACAATAAGTATCCAGCAGCACAGGTAGTTTTGCCCATCTGTCTAGGTAACATATTGATATTGAATCTATGTCCGTGGTATGCATCTAATAATCTATTTTGAAATTCAAAAGGTTCAAACAGCATCTTTCCTCTTACAGGATGCTGAATATAAAAAAAGTTTTTACAAAAATAGTGGTAACCAGAATCAGCATTGGCACACATCAACAAATCTTCAAGTTGTTGTTCTGTGAATGATTCTTTTGTGTGTGCTTTTTTGGTTAAAACACCATCTAAACTTTTGCTTGCCATAACTGTATTTAAGATAAAAAAAGCGGGCATAACCCGCTTTTGAATGACTTTGTGTCAAATATTATTATCTACTTTTATATGCTTCGTACATTGCGCCTAGTTTATTTTCTAATTGTTTGACTGCCATTGGATTATCGCCAGGATACTCTTTTTTGTATTGTCCGTGTTCTTTGTTCAGTCCGCCGGAAATATCTTTAGTCATGTATTTTATGTCTTTATATTCTGGTTTAGGCTCATTGTCAAATTCTTCATTTTCACTGTTTAATTTTAATGCAATTTTGTCCATGTCGGAATCTTGATCGTGATCGTGATCGTGATTTCCTTTTTCAATGCTTCGGAGAACATCCATAAGATCTCGGATTCCGCCAGCGCCTGATCCGTTTAAACTAACATTCATACTAACGTTGTCTGGTTGTGAACCAGTACTGCCCATTGGGCCACATTCGTCTAGTGATTCGTCTACTTCTTTATCACCGGTCGCCTTTTTAATTGCTGCATCTTTGTTGTCACGATATTCTTTGTCATCAGGCTCATTTTCGCCGTCTTTGTCCATATCACCTTTGTCTTTTGCCTCGGTGATTTCTTGATCTAAGAATGCAATTCTTTTATATAAATCTTGCCAATTCATTTTATTTTTTTCCTTTACGTGGGTCTGGTATTTTATTTTGACGAGACCCAACAGGGCTAGTCTTACCGGTATCTTCAGTTGTTGGTGGCTCTTTTTCTTTTGGTGCACCGTCAGCAAGTATTTGATCATTTACTCCGGTATAGTTAATACCAGAATGTTTGCCTCTAACTGCCGATAATTCTTTCATAAATTCACTGATTCGTTTATCGCCTACAGTTTTTTGATTATCCTCAGTGTCATAGTCTTGCATTAATAATGAGCCTTTTGGATCTGTGCTGAATGAATCTAATAAATGTTCCTGTTGTTTATCTATTTCTGCTTGTTCGGCAGGATTTCTAACTCTTACTTTTTCAGATACAATGCCTAAGTTATGAGAAATATATTCAGCTAAACCGTAGCTAGTAACTGGATATTTTAGATTGATTTCATAAATTGTAACTTCAGTATCCTTTAAATTAGGAAAATCTAAAGGTGTAGATTGTATTGGTGTACGTTTACCTTTACTCATGCTTTCTACGCTGAATTTTGATAGCGCAGACTTCATGTTTTTTTCAAAGTTTTCAGGAATGTCTCCTGCAATCTTAACTTTAAAAGGGTAAACCTTTGTGCTTTCAGTGATATATTCTTTAAAATTTTTCATAACAAATCCTATAGTGTATTTATTTCATATTCTTCAATTTTTCTAATAGGCTGTTACGGTCTGACACAATGTAAGTATTAGTGGGAAGATTAATCCCTTCGCGATCACCGCTGTTATCTTGATCAACTTTTTGCTTTTTAATTTGCAATTCGATCATTTTTAGCTTTTTATCAATTTTTGCAGATTTAGCATCAATTGCATTTTTAAGCATAGTGCCCGCAACTTCAAAAATTCTTCCACTATATCTAGCTTCAACATTCATACCTAAGTCCATTAGATCGTCATATGCATCAGTTGCTCGTTTAGCCAAATCATCAAACTCTGTATCAGATAAATCACCTAATCCTTTAACCTGAGGTAATGCTGCACTAATTTTATCGAAGTCTTCAATGTCTCTTAATAGAGCAGGAACCACGTCGGGCTGTACAGCAGCATCCTCGTCTTTTTTAATGATTTTTTTGCTTTCGGGCAAGTTTAATATTTCTTCTAACTTTTTTGTCATATCAATACTTATCTTCCGTTATAAAACAGTTCTCTTTCTGTGATAACTCGAAAGCGTATCCCTTGTTTTTTGCACCATGCGTATGCTGCTTCCCATTTGGCTTTGTTCTTTATAAACTGAGCTTGATTTACTTTATTCTTTCCTACTTTTTCAAGTATCGTTTGATTTTCTGGTTTAATTTCTAAGAGGTCTACATTCATTTTTCCGTTTTTATCTACATATTGTATAAAAAAATCCGGAACGTATATAGTTTGTCTACCGGTTAAAGGATCTCTGTAAGGGATACTAATTGCTTCACATGCCCATTTTTGAATGGCTTCGTTGTTGTCGCAAAATCTCATAAAAGTCCATTCCCAACTTGATCTATAGGTTGGTTGTTTATGTCCTATATACTTTTCTGGGTTAGAAGGTATGAACTTGCCTCTTGCAAATCTCATTGTCTTATGTTTCTAGAATCAAGCGTTTCTGTTTCTTCGAATATTTTATAACCTAATAAACTAGTTTTTTCTCTGTAAGCATTTACAACTTCAGTTACAATCTGACTTAATTGCACTTCAGTGTAACCCTTTAGAGTGTCTAATAGTTCAAAAACATTAACGCTATCTAATTTTGCTTGATTTAATAAAATAATTGCAGTACTCTTTGCAGATTCTTCTTCGAATCCTCGTTTCATAAAGAATCCGATAACTGCATCTACTTGGTTTGTTGGAAAGGTGATTTGATGTCTAAAATATTTGTCAAAAAATTGTTTGACTTCAGTTGAAGAATCAGTATTACTTGTAGGAAAGTTAGCCATGTTATCTACCCGTTATATTTCTAAGTATACCTGGAGTGTTATTAGTTGCATCGTTTACAGGAAATTGAATATTTCTAGTTCCGCTTACACCCTGTGTTCCTACTGCGCCTCTGTTCGTTCCAAGGGCTGTTACGCCTGTTATTAGAGTTCTAGTCAATTCCTCATTAACACCCCTACCACTTAGTTGTGAAGTGTTGTTGTAGGTATTTACAGCATTGATCGCTGTAGCAAATAGATTTACACTTTGACCTTGACTTGCAGCGTAAAGATCACCAAATACACTAGATGCTCCTGCTAGCA